TCAAGTTATCACAATTAAAAACCTTATTTGCAAAATTTCTTGAATTAAAAAAGAAAATCGGAACAGCACCTGCTACACTACCTGCTGCTTCGACTACACCGGTTAAAGAGTCTAAAGGATTTGCACAATCATTAGTAGAAAGCTTTGGCTACGACTTTATTATCGAAGAACCAATTTCTGATTTCGGACAAGCAGGTCAAAATGTACAACAAGGTCGGGCCAATGCACAAGCCGAAAAAGCTGCAGCTAAACGAGCAGCACAAACACAGGCGCTCAATAAAGCAGCAAAATATACACCACCAGTATCTAATGTTGCAGCAGGAGCCGAAGCCGCTGCAGGTGCTGCAGGTGAATCGGGTTTAGCAGCAGGAATTGGTGCAATCGGCAAGAAACTTGCGTTACCTCTTACAGCAGCGTACGAAATATGGGATGCGTATAAACAAATTTCTGCTATCCCATCATCTATGCCAAAAGATCAGTACCGAAAAGAAGTTGCAAAAGCAATTACTCGGGTCGTGGCAGATTTTGGATTAATGGTAGTTGGCGCAGTAATTGGCGCTGCGATTACTGGTGCAGTTGCCGGACCTGCTGCATTTGTAGGCGGGATAGCCGGCGGTCTTGCTGCAGAGTTTACCTTTGGCAACGACGTCGAAGCATTGATTAATTGGGTTGTTGAAAAATTATACAACGGTGTTGTTACTCCGCAAGGGGATAATGCCGCCAAAACAACGCAGCAACCTGTTGCAAAAACACCGCGTACTATTAATCCAGAAATTGCAAAACTGCAACAAGATTTAAAAGCCAAAGGCGCTAATTTAGGAACGACCGGCCCTAACCATGACGGCATCGACGGTGTCATGGGACCATTAACAAGAACTGCAATTGAAAAATTCGGTTCCGGTATGGCTAACTCTAAAGAAGCAACCGAACTTAAAGATATACAAACACAAATGGATGCGTTAATTAAAGATTTGGCACAATCAGCAGATCCGACAATTAAACAAGCAGTATCTGATATTTCTGCACAATTAGGTACTACTGCGTTACGCGAGTCAGCCGAATTACTAAATATTCTTCGATTGATTAAGTAACTTATCATCAACCAATGGCAGATTTATTTCTGCCATTTTCATCTCTAATTTATCAAACGTGTTGACAAAAACACATATATAATATACAATATAACATTACTAACAACAGGCAAACTAAGGAGAAAACATGAGTAGAGCATACGGCCCAGAAGAAAAGGCAAAACTTGAAAGGCTAATCAGCGAAGGTTCAACCGTCCTTCACGAGATTGAAGATTTACAAGCAGGCTTAAAGGATACGGTTAAAGCAGTAGCAGAAGAACTAGGCGTTAAACCTTCGGTTATAACTAAAGCAATTAAAATTGCACATAAAGGTAACTGGCAAGATCATAACGAAGATTGGGAAGAAATTGAAGCTATCCTCGATATTACAAAACGTATCTAATTTAGCTAGTTAAGGACGGTAGGCAGGCCATAATCTGCAAAAGGGTGTTTGCGAGCCACAAATCGCATAGTTTAAGAGTAAAATATGTCATATGTAGACGCATGGTTCGACCGCGACAACGATATTATCAAAGTTGTCGAGCGAAACGCTAAAGGCGAAAGGGAATTTAAAGATATAGCAGTTAAACACACGTTATACTATAAAGATCCAAAAGGCAAGTACCAATCTATTTACGGAGACCCTGTTTCAAGAGTCATTTGTAAAAATACCAAAGAGTTCCGCAAAGAACAAGCAATTAATAGTGGAAAACAACTGTTTGAATCAGATATTAATCCATTATTTGTTTGCTTATCAGAAAATTATCTAAACATCGATGCACCGAAATTAAACGTTGCGTTTTTTGATATCGAGGTGGACTTTGATCCAGAACGTGGTTATGCATCACCGGATGATGCATTTATGCCAATTACTGCAATCGCTGTCCACTTACAGTGGCTAGACACATTAATATGTCTTGCAATTCCTCCAAAGACATTAACCATGGAAGAAGCACAAGAACAAGTCAAGGAATTTCCAAATACAATACTGTTTAAAAAAGAAGCCGATTTATTAGATGCATTCTTAGATCTAATTAAAGATGCTGATATATTGAGCGGCTGGAACAGCGAAGGGTTCGATATTCCGTATACAGTAAATCGTGTTATTAAAGTGTTATCAAAAGACGACACTCGCAGATTCTGCTTGTATAATCAGTTACCAAAACGCAGAGAATACGAAAAATACGGTAAAGATGCTGTTACCTATGACTTAGTCGGTCGTGTACATTTAGATAGTTTGCAACTGTACCAAAAATACACCTACGAAGAACGGCATAGCTATCGATTAGATGCTATTGCAGAATATGAATTAGGTGATCACAAAACGCAATACGAAGGCACTCTTGATCAATTATACAACAATGACTTTAAAACATTTATTGAATATAATAGACAAGATACTATGCTATTAGATAGATTAGACAAAAAGTTAAAATTTATTGATCTAGCCAACGCTATTGCACACGAAAATACAGTATTACTACAAACTACTATGGGCGCAGTTGCTGTAACAGAGCAAGCTATTATCAACGAATCACATCGTAGAGGTTTTGTAGTTCCGAATCGTACTAAAAAGAGCGATCGTGAAGATACTGCTGCTGCAGGTGCGTATGTTGCATATCCTAAAGAAGGAATTCACGATTGGATAGGCTCGCTTGATATTAACTCGCTGTACCCTAGTGTTATTCGTGCATTAAACATGGGACCAGAAAGTGTCATTGGGCAGTTAAGACCAATCAAAACTGATGCATATATCCAAGGACAGATGGCTAAGGGTAAATCGTTTGCTGCTGCATGGGAAGGATTGTTTGGTACCTTTGAATACGAATCCGTGATGAAACAAGAAATAGGCACAGATTTGACCATTGATTGGGAAAACGGCGAAAGTGATGTAGTTAGTGCTGCAGAAGTGTATAGGCTAATGTTTGAAAGCAATCAACCGTGGATGCTTAGTGCGAACGGGACGATATTTACCTGGGAGAAAGAGGCAGTCATTCCAGGATTATTAAAACGTTGGTATGCAGAACGTAAAGAAATGCAAGTCAAATTAAAAGAAGCAATTAATGCAGGTAATAAAATTGAAGAAGAGTACTGGGACAAACGTCAGTTAGTTAAGAAAATTAATTTGAACAGTCTATACGGTGCTATTCTTAATCCAGGATGTAGATTTTTTGATAAACGTATCGGACAATCAACTACGTTAACTGGCAGGCAGATTGCTAAACATATGGCTGCTAAGGTAAATGAGATAGTAACCGGTGAGTATGATCATTTAGGTAAATCGATTATCTACGGTGATACTGATTCGTGTTATTTTAGTGCGTATCGGACACTAAGAGTAGATATTGAAAACGGTAGTCTACCTTGGACTAAAGAAACCGTAACTCAACTTTATGATCAGATCAGTGATGAAGTTAACGGAACATTCCAGCAGTTTATGTTAGATGCGTTTCATTGTCCTAAAACACGCGGGGAAGTTATCAAAGCAGGGCGTGAGATTGTTGGCAGTAAGAGCTTATTCATTACTAAAAAGCGGTATGCAGTGTTAGTATACGATAAAGAAGGTAAACGTAAAGACAAGGACGGGAAACCCGGTGAAATTAAAGCCATGGGCTTAGATTTAAAGCGCAGTGATACTCCAGAATTTATTCAAGACTTTTTAAGCAACATATTAGAAATGGTACTTACTGGACACTTAGAACAAGAAGTTTTAGATTTTATCTCTGAATTTAGGTCGCGATTTAAATTAAGACCTGGGTGGGAAAAAGGTACACCAAAACGTGCAAACAACATTACTAAGTTTCTCAATAAAGAAACAAAGGAAGGTAAGGCAAATATGCCAGGCCACGTTAGGGCAAGTCTAAACTGGAATACATTGAAACGAATATACGACGACAAGTATTCTATGAGCGTAACAGATGGTGCAAAAGTTATCGTTTGTAAACTTAAACCAAATCCATTAGGGTACACAAGTGTTGCATACCCGGTGGATGAATTAAGATTGCCACAATGGTTTAAAGACTTACCATTTGACCATGCAGAGATGGAAGCCACAATTATCGACAATAAATTATCAAATTTAATCGGTGTATTAAATTGGAGATTAGTCGATACTGAAGAAAAAACTACATTTAATAGCTTGTTTGAGTTTTAATTTACTTGACAAATCTACAAAACCTAAATATAATATATAACACGGAGAATATTATGAAAAGCATTTTACAAGACTTAGTAGCACATACACACGCATTAGGATTTATTTCATTAGTTAAAGTAACCGCCAACGAAGATGAAACATTAATCGAATCGATCTCAGATACAAGAAGTGTAGTAATACAAGGAAAATCTAAACAGCCAATTAAAGAATTTACAGGTGTATTTGGCATGCCAAATTTAAACAAACTGCAAATTCATTTAAATTGTCCAGAATATAAAGAAAACGCAAAAATTAAAATTGTTTCAAGTGAGCGCAACGGAGAAGTAGTACCGACTGGCATACATTTTGAAAACCTAGCAGGTGATTTTAAAAATGATTATCGTTTTATGGCACCCGAGGTCATAAATGAAAAATTAAAATCAGCAAAATTCAAAGGTGCAAACTGGGATATCGTATTTGAACCAAGTGCTGCTGCTATACAAAGATTAAAGTTGCAAGCAAATGCACATAGTGAAGAAAACGTGTTACAAGTATCAATAGTCGACACTAATCTTATAGTTAGTTTTGGCGACGAAAGTACTCATGCAGGATCATATATTTTTGAACCAGGCGTTACTGGTAAATTAAAAAATGTTTGGTCATGGCCTATTGCAGAGTTAATTGGAATTTTAAATTTAAACGGAGACAAAACAGTGAATATTTCCGACGGGGGTGCTATGAAAATTTCAATAGATAGTGGCATCGCAGAATATGATTACATTTTACCAGCACAGACAAAATAATGGAAGATAACAGTTTAAAAATATTAATTGAACTGTTTGATGTTGCACTAGAATCAGATAATCCTGCTGTTAAAAAAGCATTGAAAAATCTGTTGCTAGTTGCAACGTTAGTTCACAGCGAAGACGAAAAACCTCTACGTGGCCCGTTGCATGCACTTGTTAATGAGGTCGAAACGCTAAAGAAGAATTTTACTATATTGTCAATGGAGTTCAAGCAAGCAGAACACGACCGCAAAATTGGCAAACTTCCGGTATCTAGTGGCAACGGGAGTGGGCAATCCTATCAATATCCTCATTTACAACAAAGTAGTTATTTAAAAGAATTAACCAGCTGGGGGTTAAAGTGAATAGAGACTTAACTACTGCGCAGAAAGATTATGCAATTTTCCTGCCAGCAACATCAGGGTTTTACTCGACATTTATCGGTAAGCAACGATATAGCCACTATGTTGATCCTGCCCGCATACCAACTTCATTTAAAAGTGGTATGGAAAGTCTTAACTACTTAGAACCAGATAAGGGTGCATTTTACTACAACTGGTGTTTATACTCTGCAGGGCATGCTAACTTAGACCTTAACAAGTACGACGAAAGCGAGGATATGTTCCGTAATAGAGATAGAAGTACTAGTTGGGTGCTAGGCGACTCAGGAGGGTTCCAGATTGGTAAAGGTGTGTGGGAAGGCGAGTGGCGTGATCCGACTAGCGCAGTCGTACAAACAAAAATGGCCGAATGTATTGCAAAAGGAATAGAAACTGTTACTGTATTGGACAAAGACGGTAATCTCATTGTTAATAAAAAAGGTATTGCAAGGACTACTAAAATTGATCACGTTAAAGTCTATCAGGCACGGTTAGCGGCTGCTCAAAAGAAAAGAGAGCAAGTGTTAACGTGGATGGATGCGCTAATGGATTATGGCATGGTACTTGATATCCCGGCGTGGGTTGAAAGAAGCCCTGCAGGGAGATTAGCAACAGGAATTACAAGCTACGACGAAGCAGTCGAAGCAACGATTTATAATAATGAATACTTTATGAAACATCGTAACGGAAACTGCAAATTCTTAAACGTACTACAAGGCGAAACACACGCACAAGCCGATGACTGGTACAGTAAGATGAAAGATTTTTGCGATCCTGCAATATATCCAGACAATCATTTTAACGGATGGTCGATGGGTGGACAAAATATGTGTGATGTGCACCTTGTCCTTAAAAGACTAGTAGCATTACGCTTTGACGGTTTATTAGAAACAGGACTGCATGATTGGATGCACTTTTTGGGTACGAGTAAATTAGAATGGGCATGCTTGTTAACTGACATCCAACGTGCTGTTAGAAAATACCACAATCCTAACTTTACTATTAGCTTTGACTGTGCGAGCCCATTCTTAGCAACTGCTAACGGGCAAATATACATTCAAACAGAAACTGAAGATAGGAAAAAATGGGTCTATCGAATGGTACCAAGTGTCGACAATAAAAAGTATGCACTTGACACTAGGTTGTTTAAAGATGCTGTTATACAAGATGGAATTTTTAAGAATTTTGAAACAAGTCCGTTAATTGACCAAGTACAAATTAAAGATGTCTGCATATATGCACCAGGTGATTTAAATAAAATTGGCAAAGAAGGTAAAACTTCCTGGGATAGTTTTAGTTATGCAATTCAAATGGGGCATAATGTGTGGAGTCATCTTAATGCAGTGCAAGAAGCAAATCGTCAGTATGACAATGGTAAATATCCTGCCATGATGGTTGCAAGCAAAGTCGAAGGAAAAAAGTTTCGGCAGTACAGTAGAAACTTCTTTAAAGATATAGTCGATGACATATTTGCAGCAGATACTCGAGATAAAGCAAACGCAATTATCGAACAGTATAACAGATATTGGATGGATATTCCAGGAACACGCGGTGCAATTGGTGCAAAGACTGTTAATTCGTCAACACAATTTGCCGTTTTCTTTGACGAAGAAGAGGATGATAGTGTACACTTAGAACACGGGGGCGAGCTTGAAGACAACATCGAACAAGCTGAAGCTATTTTAGATGAACTTGAACAGAGTGTAAAGGCATGAATAGAGACTATACTGGTGTAACAACAGACAATGCTTCTTTTTTTATAGGTAAAGAAATAGAACATACACCTGCATACGGAAAGAAAACATTGTTTATAGTAGGAAGACATCCGGTAGGAGACATTGAACATCACATCGACAGTACGATTGAACATTTGTTCTTTGGTGCAAACCATAGCTTTAATCCAGAACGTCAAGATTATGCAGAATGGGCCGAATGGGAAGACATGATTACATATTTTCTCAATCTTGGCTATCTGTGTAGTTTAGATATTCCACTAAGTGCAACCGAAGAGTTTCATGACTGTGGATTCAACGAGCATAACAATTTTATTCCGCAAATCCGAGTTCCGATTCCTTATATTAGTTTATGGAACTACAACACCATGGTTAAACTCGACGATATCGGTTTTAACTCGACTAATCCAGGTGTATGGACACACAGTTTGCACGATTTACAAGATCGTGCAAAATTTACTAACTGGGCTGAATATAAAAACGACGAGGTGATTAAATGGCAAGAGTAAGTATTCATAAATATGTTAGGTGCGCTCTTCCTGATTGTAGACAGTTTGTCGACTGGCATTCAAGAACCCGAAAACCTGACGGCACCTGGAGTATCAATTGGAAGGCTTTCTGTCATACACATAGAGATAAAAACAAAATGATTTCAAAAACTTTTAAAAAAGAACGCGGGTGTGAAAACAAAGACGGTGCATTAGGATTAGGATTCGTCTGTGGCGATCCTAATACTCCTAGTTTAACAATTGATCATTGGGATGGTAATAAACGCAACGACTCATCGGAAAATATAAAGGTATTATGTGCAAATTGTCACACTCAGAAAACAATAATTCGTGGTGACCATTTAACTACTTATAATAACTTTAACACTAATTTTAACAATTTATTCGAGTTAGTATAATGACAAATAAAATGATTTGGGTTACATTCCAAAAAGAAGGAATACACAAGTACCCTGATGCGTTATCTAACCCAGCGTTAGCAGATGTGTCATTTTTAGGTCTTCCACACCGACACATGTTTCACTTCAAGGTGTGGATTAGTGTAGTACACAATGATCGAGATATCGAATTTATATTGTTTAAAAGATGGTTGACTTCATTATACAATGATGCTATACTTGAACTTAACAACAAAAGTTGTGAGATGATCAGCGACGATTTACATGATGTTATATATCAAAAATACCCAGATCGCAAGATTTGGATTGAAGTCTCCGAGGACGGAGAAAATGGTTCTTTCATTCAATACTAAAAGGAAAACACAAAATGGCTAAAAACTACAAAACATTTTCATACTTAGAATCACGCCCAGATGTTGTTAAGATTTTTGAAGATCTTGAAGCATTTCATGATTTTTGTAGAATTGAGTTACGTAAGTTTGATCCAGCAGATTTGTATCGCAAGGATACAAAATCATACGGGGCATACTTAGCAAGCAAACGCCCACGTAAACCGTACCAAGGTAGCAAACCTTGGAACAAAAACAAGTTTAACAAATCGTAAGACAATGAGTAGAATCTTTCTTGTTGATTTAGAAGCAGTCGAGACAAGATACACAGGTGAGTGGAAAGACCACTTGCCTGCGGTTCTCACTAACCAAGGACATCATGTTACTATTATTTCTGGACCTAATGACATCCCTAGTGCAACTACTCCAGGTGCCTTTCTTAATTTTGGTGGGACTAACATTTATAAGGCCAACCAAGTTGAACAAATCGGCCGATTATTTTGCAATGGTGACATCCAGCCAAATGATCATTTTATTTTTACTGATGCATGGCACCCCGGTATCATTAACTTAAAATACATGAGTGAGTTACTGGGTATTCCAGTAACTATACATGGCTTATGGCATGCTGGCAGTTATGATCCACAAGATTTTTTAGGACGACTTTGTGGCCATCAGCCCTGGGTTGATAGTGCCGAACGCAGTTTCTTTTATGCGTTTGATTATAACTACTTTGCTACAGATTTTCATATTGACATGTTCGCAGAGAATCTGCTTAGACTACAACCAGCTACTGTAAGAGCATGTTATATGAATGAAGAAAATCAAAAGCTTGTACGCACAGGTTGGCCTATGGAATATATGGCTACTGTGTTAGACCCATATAAAGGCACAGAGAAACGTGATCTTATATTATTTCCGCATAGAATTGCACCCGAAAAACAAGTTGAAATTTTTAAAGACTTGCAATCACGTTTACCGCAATATGATTTTGTAATTTGTCAGGAACAACAGCTAACCAAAAGTGAATATCACAAATTACTAAGCGAAGCAAAAATTGTGTTTAGTGCAAACTTACAAGAAACATTAGGTATTAGTTGTTACGAAGGTGCATTACTTAATGCAATACCAATGGTTCCTGATAGATTAAGTTATGTCGAAATGTACAAGCTTCATTTTAGATACCCGTCAGAATGGACTGAAAGTTTCGAATCATATCAAACACACAGCGTTAAATTGTGCAATACTATTATTAACTATATAGAAACATATGACGAATTAGTTCCTGCTATAGAACATCAGGCACACTTCTTAACACAGCAGTTCTTTTCAGCAAATAAATTATATGACAATATCAAATGAAAATTCAATAACAATTACCGGAATAAGTGGCCATAGTATGCCAAACACACCGTATACTATATCAACTATGGCTTCAGATACAATTACATTTCCTTACACTAACTCTAACTCGGGTACATTTACTATTAACAGCGGATCTGGATATGGTACAATATCATCATCTTCTTCTATGTATGATTCTATTCATAGCGACTGGTCGTTTGTTCCGTTTAGTAACTCTTGGCCAGAATATGTTGATTTTCAAAAAATGGCTAAAGAGTACCCCGGACTTGAAATTGCCTACGAAAAGTTAAAAACTACATACAAACTATGCATCGATGACTGGGAAGAACAGAAAAGGAATAAAAATGGCAAATAAACTATATTACAGCTGGTCACAAATAGAAGGAGCATGTTTAGAAATTGTTAGACAGCTTGCTGCCGATAATTGGAAACCTGATTACATCGTTGGTATAACACGCGGTGGTGCAGTTCCTGCAGTGTTAATTAGCCAATACACCGGAATTCAAATGAAACCGTTAGAAGTTAGTCTACGAGACAATGGCGACTGTACAACTGATTGCGGAATGGCCGAAGATGCGTTTAATCGAAAACAAATTCTCGTAGTTGATGATATTAATGACTCGGGCGCAACTATTGCTTGGATTAAAGATGACTGGATGCAGTCTACAATGCCAGATCATGTATCCTGGGAAACAATTTTTGGCAGCAATGTTAGATTTGCTACAGTGTTTACAAAAGCATCTAGCAAAGAAACTGTTGAATATTCAGTAGAGGAAGTTGAAGACAGCACTTGGGTCGTGTTTCCTTGGGAAGACTTTTGGAGGAATGATGTCAGATTTAACAATTAGAGAACTAAAAGAAAAACTAAAAATGGTAACTCAGGATCTGCAAAATTTATCCGCAACCGGTGAAAGTATTCGCAAGATTGATGTGCTAACGCAGTACAAAGAATACATCGAAGATGAGATAAAATTTCTCTCTTCGGTTGACAAGACCTAAATAATGTTGTACAATTAAAAACAATTTAAGGAATATTAATGGCACACAATTCATCAAAAACAGATCCAGTATTAGGCAAATTAGTTCACGAGCATTTAGTTAAATTAGGTGTAGAAACGCCAGTAACAGAAAAACTATTAACATCATCAGAAAAAGTTAATATCATTCAAGATAAGTTCTATGATATTATGATAGCGTTAGGATTAGATTTATCCGACGACAGTCTAGCAGACACACCTAAACGTGTTGCAAAAATGTTTGTTAACGAAATATTTTGGGGTCTCGATTATGACGCATTTCCGAAATGTACTACCATTCAAAATAAAATGGGATACAATGAAATGTTGATCGAACGCAACATTAACGTACAAAGTAACTGCGAACATCACTTTGTAATAATCGACGGGCTAGCAACAGTTGGTTATATTCCAAAAGATGTTGTACTTGGTCTAAGCAAGATTAATCGGGTAGTTGAATACTTTTCAAAACGTCCGCAAGTACAAGAGAGATTAACAGAACAAGTATTCCATGCATTAGAATATATTTTAGATACTGATAATATTGCAGTAGTTATTGATGCACAACATTATTGTGTAAAATCGCGCGGCGTAGAAGATACTGGCAGTTCTACTGTTACTAGTAAACTAGGCGGTGCATTTAAAAACGATCCAACTACTCGTGCAGAATTTATGAGTATTGTAAACAAGTAAGGAACTTTATGAAACTAGAACCACAAATTCCAGCAGTAGGCATTACACAAACGCACGACTGGGGCAAAAGTAAAATGTATGCGATTCGATGCGAATGCGGCAACACCGACGATGAAATTGAATTCATAGTAGAAGCCGACGAGTACAATGTCACTGTTACTACATGGACGACTCAGAAAACTGTATATTGGGATAGACCAATCGATCTGCAAACTGCATATAAAATTAAAAATTCATTTCTAAGCAGTGCAACTTATGAAGTATTAAGTTTTCTAAACGGATTCCATCACCGACTTAAAATGTCTTGGAACTTGTGGTTCAATGGTTATCTTAAATATCAGCAATCGACTATAATGTCTACACAACAAGCATTAAACTATGCAGAGGCACTGAAGTCTGCAGTTGAAGATTGCCAAGAATTTCGTAAACAAGATAGGGCAACTAATCTTAAATGAGGTAGTTTTAAACCCTTAACATATAAATAAGTGTAGAGGAACTATTATGAACTACTTAATGATTAAAAAATGTATGAATACCGGACTTAAATATCTGTGTAAAACAAGCGGTAACAAAAATCCTTATTTATATACCGGATCCGGAGTTAGATGGTTGCACCATATTAAGAAACACAAATCACATATTATAACTTGTATAATAGGTGAATATAATACTAAAGAAGAATTGCAAGAAGCAGGTCTGCATTATTCTAAATTATATAATGTAGTAAAAGATTACACCTGGGCAAATTTAACAGAAGAAAAAGGCGACGGTGGATTAATAGGTAACGGACAATTAGGTAAAACTTGGAAAATTAAAGATACATCTAATATGAATAAACCAAAAACTAAAACAGATGCTTGGTATGAAGGTAAAAAAAAGACTGCTGGTAAAAACAACTATCAATTTAAAGGTCAAATAAAGACCCCATGGGGTCTTTTTGATACAGGTTTAGATGCTATTACAGAAGGCAAACGATTAAGAGAATTAGGAAATACAGAAGTAATTACAGATGGCAATACTTTAAGAAAGTATTTACATTCGTTAGATACTGTGTTAAACTTACAAGGCAGGCGAACTCCAAAAACTTGGAGAGGTAAAACGCCAAGAGAAATAGGTTTTGAAATAATAAAGGATACAGATGTCAAAAATTAAGATATCAGAAATATTTTACTCTCTACAAGGAGAGGGTAGATTTATGGGAGTGCCAAGTGTGTTCCTTAGAACGTTTGGGTGCAATTTTTCTTGTAGAGGGTTTGGCATGCCAGCAGGTGAACTAAGTGTACAAGCAGATGCGATTGCTAATAATGGTATACAATATCATTCATATGAAGAATTACCACTTGTATCTACCGGTTGCGATAGCTATGCAAGCTGGCATCCAAAGTTTAAGGATTTATCACCTACTATCAGGATTACCGACTTAGCTGCTAAAATTTTAGACTTACTGCCAACTAAAGATTGGCAAGGTGAACATCTTGTTATCACAGGTGGCGAGCCATTGTTAGGCTGGCAGCGTAACTATCCGGATTTATTATCGCACACATTGATGAGTAAATTAAAAGAGATTACGTTTGAAACAAATGGCACGCAACCACTGACTCCGGATTTCAAAAGCTATTTACAGAATTGGGGTATGCGACACGGAAAAGATTCAATTACTTTTTCCGTTAGTGCAAAATTGAGTTGTTCAGGTGAACCTGCACACCTTGCAATCAAACCTGAAGTAGTGTGTGAATACGAAGAAGTCGGTTATGCATATTTAAAATTTGTAATTTCAACAGAAGAAGATGCAGAAGAAGCAATCGAGACTGCCGACATATATCGTGCTGCGGGATTTACAGGGCCGGTGTATTTAATGCCAGTAGGCGGTGTAACCGATGTGTATAATCTAAACTGCAAACGTGTCGCAGATATTGCATTAAAAAATGGGCTAAGGTACAGTGATAGGCTTCACCTTCCGCTCTTCGGTAACAGCTGGGGAACATGATGTTTGAAAAAATTATTAAAAAAATATTCGGTGCAGGTATTACTAAAGATGAGAGAATTACGCAACTAGATCAAGAAATTGCAGATGTTGATAATTTAATCGAACAGGCAAAACTCCTCGAAGAAAAACGAGCAAAAAAAGAAGCTAAAACGTTAGCTGCTGTTGAAAGGCGTCGAGCTAAAAAAGAATTCACAGGTTTGACACCAAAGGAAATTGCAAATAAACGCAAGGAGCCATGGGTAGATGTACTTTCATTTAAAGTTAATCAGGATAATATTCGAAATGGTTTTTATGAACTTGATTGGAACGATTACTTTATTTTAGAACTTAAACGCGAAGGGTATGGTTACGATGGCGACCCAGATGAAGAAATTGTTGATCGTTGGTTTAGAGACATTTGCTTGAATGCTGCTGCAGAAACAGGTGTTGACCTAACAAATAGATCAGCAGGATATGTTAACTTAACAAAATTAACCGGCGGAAAAGCTGAGGTAAAATGAAAACCAATGTAACAGTAGTTACTCAAAACGAATACATTGACAGATACAACTTTTCATCGTTAATTACAGAAAACGATAATCAAGAAATAATGGCTATTGCAAAATCAATTGTTGATGCCGGCCATTATTTTACCAATAGTCCAAAATTTCAAACCAAAGAAAATTTGTTCGCACGCCCTGAGCCAGTGTGGCTCAAAATGCGGCAAAGTTTTATATACTCCTGTTTCATGTTTTTAGGTCGAGAAGTTAAAATTAAAAACATAATGAGTTGGGTCTTTATTACAAATGCAAGTAATACCGAAGACCGAGATACCCTATGGCACAACCATCATGTTAGCGACAACAACGGAACAACTAACACAATAAGCGGTATTTGGTATGTTTACATTCCTAAAGTTTCTACAGGGCAAGAGTATACAGGTACTGAATTTGCATTAAATTACCCAGATTTTAATAATACGATTTTTATGGAGCCACAGGTATTGACATGGAACATATATCCTAGTAAACTGTGGCATCGGCCTGGAATCACTGATTCAGACGAAAATCGATTTGTATTCGCAGCCGACATGGAATATTACTTATGACTTATATTATAGTAGACACAGCAAACACATTTTTTAGAGCAAGACATGCAGTACAAGGTAATGCCGATATTAAGCTAGGAATGGCATTACATATAACATTTAATAGTATTAAGAAAGCATGGCAAGATTTTGGAGGGCATCATGTTGTATTTTGTCTTGAAGGTAGAAGCTGGCGTAAAGATTACTACGAGCCTTATAAACGCAACCGAGCAGTAACCCGTGCTGCAATGACTGTCAAGGAACAAGAAGAAGACAAATTGTTTTGGGAAGCCTTTGACGAATTTAAAAACTTTGTAACTGATAAATCAAATTGCACAGTAATGCAGCATCCGCAGCTCGAAGCCGACGACTTAATTGCAGGTTGGGTACAAGCCCATCCAAACAGCAAGCACGTAATTATTAGCACTGACAGCGATTTTCAGCAATTAATTAGTCCTATGGTAAGTCAGTATAACGGTGTAGCTGATGTTCTTATAACGCACGAAGGGTATTATGACGCAAAAGGAAAACCAGTCAAGGACAAGAAAACCGGAGAGATTAAAATGCCGTTAGATCCCGAGTGGATGTTGTTTGAGAAATGTATGCGTGGCGACACTAGCGACAATGTATTTTCAGCATTTCCCGGCGTTCGAACTAAAGGAACTAAAAATAAAACAGGATTAACAGAGGCGTTTGCAGATCGCAACTCGAAAGGATATGCGTGGAATAACTTAATGTTACAGCGATGGACTGACCATAACGGACAAGAACATCGTGTATTAGATGATTACGATCGTAATCGCAAGCTAATCGATCTAACTGCTCAACCAGATCATATTAGATCTGTAATAAACCACACGATTAATTCAAATGCAGTTCCAAAAGAAATAACACAAGTTGGGATTAGAATGTTAAAATTCTGTCAATCATACGAAATGAAACGAATGATTGACAATATTCAACAATTTGCTGAACCCTTCCAAGCAAAATATCAGGATTCAGCAGTAACATTGCGTAAATTAACACAGGATATTTAATGTCAGAGATACATGCCAAACCTATTGTAGACGGCGAATTTTGGATAGTCGAAGAAGACGGAGCTAAAATTGCAACTCTACATAAAAAAGAAAATAACAGGTTTTTATTAAGTAGCAAAGCCGGCGAAGTAATGTTTAATAAAAAAGAGGATCTTACTAATCAGTTTGGAAAAAGTTTCTTTTTACCTGATCATAAGGTTAAAGTAACAGTTGCCGAACCAAACGAGTGTTACGGATACCCTCCAAGTTGCAAGCCATTTAATGCAATGTATGATGTCCAACGAAAGTTACCATTGTTTACAAAAAGTGACCAAAGCAAAAGTTTATATTGTGCAGGTTACTATATTATTAAATTTGACAAAGGATGGGTTAAGAGTTTTTGTCCAAAAGCAATTACAATTGAACGGTATGCTAGCAAAGGCCCGTTTAAAACAGAATTAGAAATGAAAACGGTGTTATCAAATGCAAAATTCGATTAATACAACTCCAATCTCGCAATATGTTCAATTACTGCGTGCTGCTGAACAGAGTCGGCAAACCGAAGTTAAGATTCCGATCCAACAAGCTAGGCTATTGAATCTAGCACTTGCAGAAATAATGGATAAAATGAATCAAGACTACGAAACTATGTTTAACCAGTTAAAACAAAGTGTCGAAACAGATGTAGTTAACATCCAGTTAGATGGCGGCAACTTGTCAGAAGAAAATTAAGATAAATACGTGGATAATGGAGGATTGCAATTGTCGCGACCAAAACCACGTATACTTTTAGAATACACTGATACTAAAACTTATAAGACTGATCAGATTTTAGAAGCTGACGCAATATGGGCAGTTTTTTATAAAGATGAACCGTTTAATTTAAAAAGTGCAAGCAGCATTTCGAATTATCCAGGTCCGAAATATAAAAAAGTCAGTTTCTCGAATCCCGGTCATGCACATAATCTAGCTAATAAATTAAATCGTCAATTTAACAGCAACGATTTTACAGTTATTAAACTCACCGAAGGTATTATAGTTAAATGATCCCAAGAGATGCCCTAACTAAAATTTTTTTAAATCAATGGGGCAAAAGCACAGACGATGCCAACGTAAAATTGTATTCGCGCAAATGGTGGCAATCAAATCGAGTAGGCAAGCAATTTGCATATCGATTGAGTCTAGATGGTTTGGATTTTTTAACTAAAGAGCTCGATTTAAGAGGATACGAAATTCCTTTTACCGAATCAATTGACGCAAGCCCGCAAACTATAGTATTCTTAGAACGCTACATAGATTGCCCTTACTACTTAACTAATAAAAGTATTACAGTGTTTTCAGAACGTAAAAGTTTTGAACTTTATTTGTTTTCAGATGACATTAGAAAGTACGGAATAATTAAGGCACTGAATGCACGCGAAAATGAAAATAATTAGTTGACAACTGCGTAATTTGACTCTATAATATACACATACTTTTTAAGTATGCCTGCTTTACTTAATTACAAAACTTTTAATCTTCCTTACAACACACTACAAAGGTAATACAAATGAGTGAAATTTCAAATCGTACTATTGGCCCAAGCAGCACTAAAAAAGCGTTACGTAAAGCGTTTTCTAGCAAACGTCCTGTATTTATTTGGGGTCCTCCAGGTATTGGTAAATCAGACATTATTAAACAATTAGGCAAAGAAATGCCTAACACATTAGTTAAAGATGTGCGTTTAAGTTTGTGGGAGCCAACTGATATTAAAGGTATTCCATTTTTTGATTCGAACAGCGGTACTATGCGTTGGGCGCCTCCTGCAGAATTACCAGATGACGAATTAGCAAGTCAATATGACAGTATCATTTTGTTTTTAGACGAGATGAACTCTGCGGCGCCAAGTGTACAAGCGGCATCATATCAATTAATTTTAGATCGTCGTGTTGGCACTTACCAATTGCCAGATAATGTGTTAGTTGTTGCCGCAGGTAACAGAGAAGCAGACAAAGGTGTTACTTATCGTATGCCAACTGCGTTATCAAATCGTTTTGTGCATTTGGAAATGGCAGTTGATTGGAATGACTACTTTGATTGGGCAACCGAAAACAAAGTTCACAAAGATGTTGTTGGTTTCTTAACTGGAAACAAACGTGATTTACATGACTTTAATCCAAAAACAAGCGGACGTTCGTTTGCAACGCCTCGTTCATGGTCATTCGTTAGTGAATTATTAGCAGATGACGACTGTGACGAGGAAACATTGCTTAACTTAATGTCAGGTGCAGTTGGCGAAGGATTAGCTATTAAATTTAACGCACACCGCAAGATTTCAAGCAAATTGCCAGACCCAACTGATATTTTGTCAGGACGTGTAAAGAAAATGGAGTCTAAAGAAATTTCTGCAATGTACTCTTTAACTATTAGCTTATGTTACGAGCTAAAAGATGCATGCGATAAAAAAGCCAAAGACTTTAATGCACAAGTTAACAACTTTTTTGACTTTATGATGACAAACTTTGAAACTGAGTTAGTTATTATGGGTTCAAAAATTGCGTTATCGTCGTACAAACTGCCATTAGATGTTGACGAGATTGCATGCTTTGAAGAATTTCACACTAAATATGGCAAATATATTTCGGCTGCAACTGGCTAAAATGTAAAATAGATTGACACCGCCTACGGGCGGTGTTATACTTTATACATATTAACAACATTAGGAAATAAAATCATGTCAAGTTTAGACCCAATCGTAGATAAAATTATTGTTGCTCGCGTAGGCCTGTTGTTGCGTCATCCATTTTTTGGTAATATGGCAACACGTCTTAAAATTCAAGAAGGATCAAAATGGTGCAAAACTGCAGCCACTGACGGTCGTTCTGTATTTTTTAATCGCGAGTTTTTTCAAAAATTAACAATTAAAGAAATTGAGTTTGTACTTGCTCACGAGATTCTACACAACGTATTCGATCATATGGGTCGTAGAGAAGGCCGCCATCCAAAAATTTTTAATATCGCCGCCGACTTCTGTGTAAATGGACAATTAATACGTGATAAAATCGGTGACGCAGTAACAAGTATCCAAATTTATCACAATCCGGATTATTACGGAATGGGTGCCGAAGAAATCTATGATAAGATTTTTGATGAGATGGATGAACAAGAGTTAGATGCACTTGGCCAAATGCTTGACGACCATATCGATTGGGAAAAGGAAGACGACAAGGACGGCAAACCGTGTTACTCAAAAGAAGAATTGCGTGCAATACGAGACGAAATACGCGAAGCAACTATGCAGGCAGCACAAGCGGCTGGCTCAGGTAAAACGCCGGCAAGCATTGCACGTTTAATCGGCGAACTTACACAGCCAAAAATGAATTGGCGTGAAATCTTACAACAACAAATTCAAAGTGTAATTAAAAATGACTATTCATTTTTACGTCCAAATCGAAAAGGCTGGCACATGAATGCAATATTGCCTGGCTTAAAATTTGACAACACAATTGACATTTGTGTTGCAATTGACATGTCTGGTTCAATTAGTGATGCGCAAGGTAAGGACTTCTTATCTGAAATTAAAGGCATTATGCAAGAGTATCAAGATTTTAGAATAAAATTATGGTGTTTTGATACTAAAGTGTACAACGAACAAGACTATGACAGTTACACAATGGATGAGTTCGACGAATATGAACTAATGGGCGGCGGCGGCACTGACTTTGATGCTAATTGGGAATATATGAAAGAGCACGACATTAATCCTAAAAAGTTTATAATGTTTACAGACGGAATGCCATGGGATTCATGGGGTGACGAACACTACTGCGATACTATATTTGTTATTCATGGCTCCGAAACGATTGTTCCGCCTTGGGGCGAATATGCGTATTACGAAGCAGTCAAGGAAACAGCATAAATGGCGTTAAAAAACGGCAAACCCAATCCTTTAAACTTTTTTAAATTAAGAAGGGTTGAGTTTGCTTGTCCTCATTTTAAATACATGACCATTGATCGATATCATCCTGCACAAGTCAGAAATATCGATCAATGGATTAAATCAAATTTAAATAATAGATATTATTTAGGCAAACACGTTGTATTAGATTCACAAAATACAATCGTATATCATCTTAGAATTGGGTTTGAATCAGAAAAAGAGATTAGCTTTTTCACAATTGCATGCCCGCATATACATACAAGATAATTATTGTAAACACACAAGGAGAAACAATATGACTGAAAATACACAAGAAGCAGTACAAGAAACCGCAGTAGAAGAACAATCAGGTGCAGATCTTACTATTAATGATTTAAACGCATTAAAAACTATTATCGATATTGCAAGTTCACGCGGGGCATTTAAACCAAATGAAATGGTTGCAGTTGGTCAAACGTACACTAAATTATCATCTTTCTTAGAGCAAGTTGCTAAACAAGCAGAAGCAGCCGGAGCAGCAAAGTAATGGCAGCACTAAAACATGTCGGTCGTGTTAAAGCAACAGGCAAAAAATGTATTGTTGCGTATAGAACATTGCCAGGTGATGCGTACAACTGTTTAATTGTACCAACAGAAAACTTACCTGACAGCTATCATGATGCAATTATTAACTTAGTAGAAAGTAATGCCGGCCAATCTGCATACGAGTTTGCAGAAACAATGGCTCGAACTAACTTTCCAGATGGTAGTATAATGCTTGCTGCACTACACACCCAAAATAGAATGGTCAAAGTATCAACCGATCAAATTGAAATGTTACCAACTAATTCATACGCTATTTTGCTGTCTGAATTGAACCAGGTAATTGCCGAACAACGTGGGGTAGCAGTCGATAACTTAGCGTTAAGATCAGCTGATGTCGAAAAAGCCGAAGTGTTAGATGTAGCTAAAGTTAGCAAAGTTCCGCCTTCGACTGAAGATTTTTCTAAAACAACCTCTGCAAGTATTAATGAAGCCGAAGTTGTAATTACCGAATATACAGATCCAGTTGATGCTGCAAAGCATTATCGATCGCAAGCAGATAAACTTGCAAAACAAGCAGCAAATTTTCGAAGACTTGCTGAAGAGTTAGTCCCTGCACCAAAGAAGAAAGTAAAGAGTGATTAATCAAGGAAAGATTTTACCACAGGAAGTGGTAGACCTTTGGCCTGAAGTATTTGAGGGGATTAAGATTAAATCTTTACCCCTCAAATATTTAGAATCAGTTTCGATAAATTTTAAAGATGGAAAAAGTTGGGAAGTTAAACTAACAGCTAAAGCAAAAAAAGACGGATGGGATGTTTTTTGTAATAGTTTATCCGAATTGCTTTTATCCTACGAAGATCGAATTGATGATATTGACTTCAAGCTAAACACAGTAAGAGTTAAAAAAGACATCGAACGATCTACTTCTAAATTCCTAAAAAAACAAAAACTATGACAGTAAAAATAGTATCATACTCGCAACCAACAGAAGAATTTGCAAACCAAGGTATTGCAGATGCACAGGATTTAATTGCATTTTGTGCAAGAGTTTCTAATCCATCAAATCAATTTAACACCGAAACTTCAGATAAATTGATTCGATATTTAATTAACCATAAACATTGGTCACCACTTGAAATGGTAAACATTTGTTTAGAAGTTGAAACTACCCGTGATATCGGTAGACAAATTTTAAGACATGTTAGTTTTCGTTACCAAGAATTTAGTCAACGATATGCAGATCCAACAAAGGATCTTAATTTTGTAATTAGAGAAGCACGATTACAAGATACTAAAAATAGACAAAACTCAGTCGAGCTTGATATGACCAATGCAGATCATAGAGAAATCTCAAAGATCTGGATTGAAAAACAACATACTGTAATTAAGGCTGCAAAGGATGCGTATGCATGGGCAATTGCAAATAACATTGCAAAAGAACAGGCTAGAGTAGTGTTGCCCGAAGGCAACACTGAAAGTAGAATGTATATTAGTGGATCGTTGCGTTCATGGATCCACTTTATTCAAGTACGCACAGACGCATCGACTCAGAAAGAACATAGATTAATAGCGTTAGAATGCGCTAAAGTTATTTCTAAAATATTTCCAATGGCTGAAGAGTTTGTACACAAAGAATCAGAAACAACTAGTTGAAAAATTATTAATTAACAAATTCTTTAATATATTTAGATGATTCGAATTGTATTCGAAGCCAATCAAAATCATTAATCATTGCAAGTGCCGAAATATTTTTGGCATTTTTTTGACCGTAATCTTTGCCTGCGACAGCTCCGGCAATTGCAAAATTTCCAAATTGTGTATCAACACCTACAGTACACCAGATATCTAATCGAATTTTTGATTCTTGATTAATCTGACCATCAATTAATCTACTGCTTAGTTTTACACATTCTCTAAATGCAGATTTCCAGGTATCGAATGGGCTAGTATTAAATGCAGTAATATTTGAAATTTCGGGCATAACTTTAAATTCTGAACTAATTGCAGTTGTCATATCCGGAGAATATACATCAACATTTAATGTTAACTCTTTTGGAAGCAATTTAACGCCACCGTAACCGTAGACTAAATCGTTAATAGGGTTTTTACTACTCCAGGTATACACAATGTTCATTTCATTTTTTGATATTATCATATCAAAATTAAAAGTTTCTTCAATAACTGCATCACCGTCTACTACCCAAAACATTGGCGATGATGCAAGTTTTGCTGCTGCGATATGTGCTTGATGAATACCTTTAACTCCGTGTACACGTTGAGCATACGGAAACCGTTTAACTAACTTGTCAAAATTGGCATCGGCATTTGATTCGTTATAGCTAATAAAGACAATGTCGTACCAACCAGTTTTACTTGCAACAACTGGCCATTCCTTTCTATCAACTGGAAATCGATGTTCTATTTCTTTTTGTGATAAAACTGCATGCGTCGAACATAAAAATACGCCATTATATGTATCGGAATTATGAACGAATGCGTGGTTTTGATATCTATCAAAATCATACTTAGCGTTCTTTTTAGAAAAGAAAAGATCGAATTTAAAATCATCAACTGCTTTAATATTGCAAGATTCCATCCAAAACATTTCAGTAGTTGTATGTTCTAGTGCATACAGGTATTCATCATACGAATCTATTACAAACCTATCATAGGATTTATATGTGCTTGCTACAATATCCCATTCCTTTCTATCAACTGGAAATCGGTGTTCAATTTCTTTTTGTGAAATGAAAGTATGTATCGAACATAAAAATATGCCATTATATGTTTGTTCGTCATCTTCTAAATGTAAAAATGCGTGATTTTGTTTTCTGTCATACTCGTATTTTGCGTTCTTTTTAGAAAAATACAAATCAAATTTAAAATCATCAACTGCGACAATATCTTTTGATTCCATCCAAAATAATTCAGTAGTTGTATGTTCTAGTGCATACAGGTATTCATCATACGAATCTATTACAAACCTATCATAGGATTTATATGTGCTTGCTACAATATCCCATTCCTTTCTATCAACTGGAAACCGATGTTCTATTTCTTTTTGTGATAAAACTGCATGCGTCGAACATAAAAATATGCCATTATATGTTTGTTCGTCATCTTCTAAATGT